CGGTATTTGAATAATTGGAACTGATTGTACATCATTATTTTTGCTAATCGTATTGATTGAAAAAATGTAACCAGGTTTTTGTCTAACAGCGAATCCATTTGCATTTTTTCCGCTTCCATCATAAGTGGCCTTAATGTCACCAAACAATTCGCCATGAACATCATTTAGTCCAGTACTTACTCTCTTTCTCTCGAAAGAAACCTTGCCACCTTCCATAACAACTTGGAAATCTTTATCATCTAATGTTTTTAAAGCCACACCCTGCACTAAAATCCCTGTTAGAATACCTGCAGTAATAAAATTCGCAACAATTGAGCCATCTTGAGTAATAGCTGTTTCAAACGGGCCATTTACTCCATTGTTCGAATAGCCGAGACCTCCTAGATTCCAACGCCATACTTTTTTTGCATCATTTGCATTTGGTCTATCCATAATTAAAATTTCTTCTGGAGCATCTTTAGGGCGAAAACGAACATAGCCACCTTTTGTTCCTGTTATCCATTGGGTAGCATTCACTATTGCATTTTGCAAATCTTCGCTTTTAACTTCCAGTTTTTTAGTTATTTGATTAACTGCGGTATTTACTGAATCTGTGTAAGATTTTATTTCGTTTCCTAACACGATATTTTTATACTTACCTAAAGTAGGAAGCCACGTACATTCTGTTACTCGTTCTTTAACCCCAGTTATACCGTTATATTCAATATCACAATAAACAGTATCTCCGAAATTCAACTTCATCATCTTGCCGTAAAGTTTTTGGTACTCAATCGTATTTTCCAAAGTAACCATATTAATTTCATGAGTGACTTTTGGTTCATGTATTCGCTCTTTATCAAAGAGTGATTGACCCCACTTCTTCAATTCCTCTATAGTTTTACATTCACTATTTGTTCTACTGGTAATACGTCTATTTTCATCGTTTACTCCCTTTGTTTCCAAAAAGGCAAATGTTACTGGCTCTTGATCTTCGTTATAGTTAACATCATCAGGTGTCCCGCCAATTAAATAGAGACTGTTGAAAACATTTAAGTCATCAACAGTCTCTTTTATTGATTCTAAATTAACACCTAAGTCTATCCTAAAACCGTTATCCTCACCAATTCTATCTTTTAACATTAGTCTGTAATTATCCATATCTAACTCGCCAGAAGTAACTCCTGTTAGATTCTCATTGCCGTTATTTTGCCCAATAATTGCAGATATTGGATTTACTTCTTTTGCAGTAAACTGATGCCGCGTATTGATATTACTTTCATAGATAAATGGTTGTTTAAACGCTAAATTGGATTTTAGATTTTCCATAATCTGCTTACCAGTGCCGTTTGCCGTATATGCCATTTGGATAAAATTTCGGTTGGCTTCATAACCAATGTGTAGAGCCTTAATAGAAATAGAATGTAGATTCTTATCAACTGATTTGATTCTAAAATATTGCCATGATCCGTCCGATACCATCGCTTTCAAATAATATCCTTTTTTTATTTGGTTATTATTTTTCCCTACTAACGAATAATTTCCGTAAAACGAATATTCGCTATTTAATGAACGAGTAATTTCTGGAGCATCTGCCCAATCTAAAAGAGAAACCCCATTTTCGGATAAGTCAATTGGCACTTTTTCATAAATATAAATTGGATTGATCAAAAAAATACACTCCTTATCTTCATTCTTATACTAGCGATATTTCCTGTTACCATTATTTTATTTTTACCTGGTAGCATTTTTATCCAACTGCCTTTCGTTCGCTGAATACGTCCATCTTGCGTACAAACAGCCATTTCGTTGTCTAATGACAGCAAACCAGCATTTGTATCTAATATGGTTAACGTGTTCTTACCACAATTAATTTCAATATCGCCACCATTGGAATGGATTTCAATTAACGGTTGAGAAACCTCATCGCCATGGTTTATTACAGTATTTTCACCCTTATTTAGATTTATGAAAGGTTCGTTTACTTTTCTTTTTAGAGGTTCGCAACGAAAAGTTATTTCAAATGAATAAAAAGTTCCCCATTCGTTGACATATTCAACTTCATTGTTAATATTACATACTGCATTAACATACACATTCACATTGTTATGAGTGATTAATTCAGATTGTCCACTAAGCCATCGTTTCACTTCTGGCAAACGTTCATAACTAACGCTGACATCTTTAATTTTTAAATCAAATGGTTCATAATCACCAAACCATTCGTTCAGCACTCTGTTACTGCCAATAACAGTGATTTCGTTATATCTTGGTTTAGCGACAATTTCAGGTAATTCAGACTCAATAGTTAAGCCGTAATCTAAAAGAGCATTTGCTCCTTTCCATACAAAATTAGGCGTATATCTATCCATTTTTACACATCTCCTGTCGCTAAATTATTCCAGACATTCGCTTGAAACATTTTTCTGTTCAAACGGTTGATTTCGCTCGGATTATTTGCATCTACTTGACCGATTGTCACATAGTTATTAACAGTAGAATTGCCTTTTAACGCACCACCAATTCCACGCGCTTTTTCGTCTTGTGAAAGTGGTGTGACTGTAGTCTTGCCATTTTTGGCGGTTAATAATTCAGGACCAGCTTCACCAACGATTGCTTGTCCATTGATCATATGACCGCCTTCAGCAAGATATGGAATTTTCGCAATGCTAAATCCTTTGCCACCAACGCCAGGTACCCATTTTGGTATTTTGATATTGTTTAAACCACCTAAAAAACCATTAATTAGAGTAATCATAGCGTTAATTGGTGCTTTGGCTACTGCAGTAATTCCTTCAAAAATACCGCCGAAAATATCAACAATACCTTGCCACGCTCTTGACCAATCACCTGTAAACACTCCTGTAACGAAATCTATGATGCCGCCAAAAATTCTTGTAATCGCGTTGACGTAATCACTAATGATTTTTACAGCACCATCCATAGCGCCGCCAATAAAGCCTGTGATGAAATCAAAAGTAGATTTTGTCGTATCTGCTAAAACTTTGAATACACCAACCACTATATCTTTGATCACATTAAAGGATGTATTGATAAAATCTCTAAACCAGCCTACTTTGTTGTAAGCAATCACAATTCCAGCAACAAAAGCTGCTAGTGCAGCAATTACAATTCCAATAGGTGAAGCAATAAAGGCAATTACTGGAATCAGACTACTAATGGAACTAGCAAGTGTTCCTAAAACCACCAAGACTGGTCCAATAGCCGCGACTACACCTGCAATGGTAATGATTGTTTGCTTTTGATTGTCGGTCAGTCCGTTAAACCATTCAGAAACTTTCTTAATGGCATTCGTTGCCGCTTCAAAAGCAGGAAGAAGTGCAATTTGTACTTGTTCTCCGAGTTCTCCCATTGCAACCTTAAATTGATTTTGTGCAATTTTCGCTTGGTTTATTGGGTCTTGTATAGTATTGAATGTCTCATCTACTGCTCCTTTAGCATTTTTAGCTGAATCGGCAAAACCGTCCATTGACAACGCACCACTGTCAATAGCTTCAACCATTTTAGGCGCGGCTTTAGTACCAAAAACTTCGCTAGCAATGTTTATTTTTTCTTGTTCCGTTGTGGCACTTTGAATGGCTGCTATTGTTCCGCTCAAGCCATCTTGCATAGTTTTATTGTCTTTTGCATAAGCTACACTAGCTTTCCCTAGATAGCTAAGTGTGCTTGCTGAATCTATACCAGATTTTTCCATTTGGCCAATTAATGTCGTTGCTTCCGAGAACTCAAAGCCCATCGCTTTTAGTTGGGGCGCTCCTCTATTTACTGCATCAAATAATTGATCAACGCCAACCCCAGTATCTTGACTAGTTTTTGTAATGCTATCAAGAACCATAGGTATATCCTCTGCAGATAATCTAAACAAGTCTATTGACTTTTTGGCATTTATTGTTGATTGAGATACATCTGCACCATTAATTTCAGCAAATTTAAGCATTCGTTCAGTAGTATCTTCTAATTGCTTATCCATAAATCCAAATTGAGTGTTTACCTCTCCAATACCTGTTGATATGTCTTGCATATCTGCTGGTATCTGACCAGTAACTGTTTTAAAACTACCTTGCAATGATTCCAATTGATCACCAGTTGCTCCTGTTGCTGTAGCAATACTGTCTAAATTTTCATCTAATTCTTTAAACGCAGCAATAGAAGCGGCGCCAATTCCCATGATCGGTGCTGTTAAACCAACAGTCATCTTCTTACCGACAGATTTCATTTTGTCCCCAGCTTTTTCAATTTTAGCTAACTTCTCGGCAGTCTTAACAGACAAGTCACCTTGTTCTTTCAAGGCTTCGTTGGTACTTTCTAATGCAGATCGTAATTTATTTTCACCTGTTTCTGATTCCAACAAGCGTTTGTAAAGCTTTTGTGATTGCTCTGAATACTCCCCAGTTTCTTTAACTGATTTTTCGTATTCCTCACGTAATAATTTGGTTCTTTGTTCAGCTAAAGATAATTGCTTTTCAAGCTTTTTCTTAGTTGCCGTTAATTTTTCTGTTTGTGTTGCATCTTTATCCATAGCGGATACCTGGTTTTTGTACTCGGTAGCCGCTAAGTTCATTTCTTTGTTGATATCTTTGATTGTTCGAGAATAATTGACTTCTCCGTTTGTCTTAAAATTTAAGACAACATCAGATTCTTTCTTTGACACGTTAGCGCTCCTTTCCTACCACCAAGGACTTTTATCCATAGTCACACTTGCAGGTGGTTCAAACTCCGTATTACTCGTTAACCACTGTATGTATGACTTAAGCCACAAGTTCGGTGTTGATTTCAAAAAGAAACCCTCACTCCATCCTAAAAGAGTAAGGGCTACATACAGATAAAACGCCCATGGCGTTCCTACTTCCGTTTGTGTTTTTTCTTTTTGTTTTTCTTTTGTTGCGGAGTTTGATAATCTTGTGGCTTCTTGGATTTTTTTACATCAACATCTTGAAAATTCTGTGCTGCGAATACCTCCATGCAGGCCCCATAAACTTCAACAACCGTAGAATTCATTCCTAAGAATTTAAAAATTGTTTCTGGTGTTTCGTCTAATCCGCCAGTTTTTAACATGCCATAAATTAAAGCACGCATGATCTTTAAATCCGAAGCAGATAATTCTTTTGAAGAGATACGTCCACCACTCTTATTTAGCATTGCGTTCATATCTTCTTCAAATTTTGAATAGTCGTCATCATAAATATCCGCAATATGCTCCATGGTTTCCATGGTTAACAAGATTGGGAACTGATGACCTTTAATTGTGACAGTTGGTGTATCTGAAACGACAATCCCATAATCAGCTAACTTTGCCATTATTCACCTCCACCCCCAGGTGTTGATGGAGTTACTAATTTTTTCCATTGTTCTTCATCGTAAATAGGTTGTGCAATGAATTTTTCAAAGTCCCCTGATTTTGCACTTGATCGGTTAGAATCAAAGCTTGAATACATAACATTGTTATGCTTCAAACCGACTGAAACAAAATTAGCAGTTACATCATCAATTTTTGTTTCGTCTTCTGCAGTAGTATATTCTTCATCAATGACATTTGATAATTGTGTTTTAGGGTACCAAACTACTTTCTTCCCCCCATCTTCAATGTTTCCAATAAATCCAAAGGCGAAATAAGGAAATTCACGCGCCGTATTTTTTCCAAAAGTAACACCAGCCTGGGCAATTAAGCCTTTTAGCTCATCCATCACTTCGATAGGAATTCCCACGTGATCCAATCCAATTTCATGTTTTGTTTCACGGCTCACACGACGAAACATTTTACTTGAAGCCCATTTTTCTAAAGCTGTTCCATTTCCCTTAATACCTAACTTTGTAGCGATTGGTAATCTAATTACTTCACTATAAGTTGGTGCCACCCCAACTTCATCAGGCGTTGCCATCATGGCAATTAAGATGTCATCTAATCCTTCAAAATAATACACATCTTGTTTTCCCAAATTACTCATCCTTCCCATAAATCTAATATTTGTTGTGTCATGATTTTTTCAATCTGATCTTTATTTTGTTCAAACGTACCACTAGCAAAATGCTGGGCTTTTTGATTCTTTGTTCCATTTTCAGCAAATCGCCAGTAAAAGGCAGTTCCTTCAAACGCAACTTGTACTTGGTCATCTTCAATAATGACTTTTACCTGATCAGCCATATGTTTTTTCTTTAATAGTGATTTAGGTATTTTGGGCAGCAACTGCTCTCTATAAAAATTGGCAGCACTCGTTAATGATTCCAACGACAATTTTGTTGGGTCTACTTGTGCAAGAGTACCCAAATAGTCTCCCATATCCGCAAATCCATTATTATTGGCCATTTTCTATACACCTCACATACGTATAAAAATTTGTCACTGTATCATCGTTTTCATCACCCTGAATACCTACAAAATCAGCATAAGAAATACCAGCGTTTTCCAACGCATTTTCTAAATCAGTCAAATCTTTTTCTGTACCTGTTGTAAAGAAAGAAATTTGATAATATGGCAATCGCCTATGAACTTTAGAGGAAGCCATCTTTTTACCTTTGCTAACATTGGAATACACGATATATGGATAGTCCGTTCCTTTTTCCGCTTTGTCACGTGTCACAGGTACACCTACTGTTTTTAGCGTTGCCCTTAATTTCTCAAAACTAATCGACATAAGCCAAACTCAACTCCATTTCTCGTTTATCCATATCTGTATAAATACGAGTGATTTTATAGGTCACAGAATCGATTCTAAGCGTGTTTTTTGTTTCTGTGATAGATTTATCGAAACGAACTCTGATTCTTCTCACAACATCAATTTTGGCTTGTTTTGATAAATATTTTTCTTGTGAGGTAATACCTAACTCAACATAAAAAATATCTCGAATTTTCTCATGTATAATCGCTGGTCTGTCATTGTCATCTAAACCAGGAACTTGTTTACAAAGTTCAGCTTTCCATTTCATTCTGTTTAGCGTTACTTTTGGCATCATCTACCACCAGCCCTTCACTTAAAATCAATGGCGTTAAAGCATTAAAGGCATTCTCCATTTCAGCTTCTGGCACTTTATACAGCCAAAAAATGGATGCAATATAATAGGCAACTGACGAATTTTCATCATCAGTTGCCCTTTTTGCATATTTCTTACCCATATCCAAATAAAATTCAAGCATGGCATCATCCATGCCTTCCTCAAATTGTAAATGAGATTTAAAATCTTCTAGATTAATTTCCATAATTATTCACCTGGATTAGGTGCTGGGGTTGTACTTAAGTCTAAGCTATAAACAGGTGTTTCAAACGGCCCATAAATTAATTGACCATCGTTTAAATGATAAATTTTAAACCCGACTTTATTTTCACGCGCAAATAGTTCAGTTAATTTTTCAATTTCCAATGAGCCAATAACATCTTGAATGTGGAAATAAGAGAAATTACCGAAATAGATCACTGGTACTGTTGGATCGAATTTCTTCGTAGTTTCATTGTATTTATCTGCGTAGTCTGTAACTTCTACTGGATAAGTAAATAACTTGTAATCAAAATCATCATTCCCAGCATCTTTAAGAATTGGATTACCAGTGCTATCTAGCATGGATTCCAACAATGTTTGTGCTGCACGATTGATCATAAAGCGAGCGCCTGAACGCATAGCAGTCGGTAAAGCATTTTTTAATTGAACAACTTTTAAATAATCATTGTCACCTTTACCAGTAAAGGCTACGGCTTTTTTAGCTAATGCTCCTTTGTTATCAGGACTTGAAAAATACCAGAATGTTTCTTTACGCAAGTACGCTTTCTTTAGTTCATCTAACACGATAGCTTCAATGTCAAAGTCTGACATATGCGTTAATTTCTTCGTGACTTTAATAATTGCATCAAATTCGATTGGGTTTAAGTAAACATCATCAAATTCAATGTCAGTAAATGGAATTAAATTATTTTCATCACGTTCACTAGTAACTGTATTTGCTTCGGCTTGTTTTACTTGTACTGGGAAACCTTGAGTTCCTTTAGTTTGATGAACACTTGCAAATTTACGCAAAGGATTTTCTTCTTGTAGGTAAGAAATAATCTCTTTACTTAATTCTTGTGGCACCAATACTTTACCGTTGTTAAAACCAACACCAAATGAACGAGCTTGATTAGGTGTAATTCGACCAGCCAAATAGCGTAAGAACGCGCTACGTTGAGTTAATTTTTTCACTTTTTCTTCTCCCCGACTTGAAATACCTTTCCCGATAATATCTAAAACACGGCTGCGTTCTTTATCGTCAGCTGGTTCTAAATCATCTTCTTCAGTGCCTTTTCCGTCTACTTCTTCAACAATTTCATCAGTTGCTGCGCCTAAATCATCTACGACATCGCCTAATTCTGTCACATCTTCTTCAGGCAATTCTGCGATAGCATCGTTGATTTCGTCTAATTCTGCTGTGACTTCCTCCACTTGTGATTCAATATCACTTAATTCATCACGTGTTAAAGTTTCACTTTTTGCACGTTCTTCCATTGAAGCTAATTTTGCTTTTAATTTAGCAGCTCGTTTTTCTAAAATTTTACGCATTTTCATTATTTATATTCTCCAATCGTTTTTAAAATTTTATTTCTTAATTTAATTGTTTCAATGTTTTTTTCTTGGAACTTACTTCTTAATGAAGCTTCAGTATCTTCGTATGCAGGCAAAGGTACAATTGAGACTTCCCACAAATCAACATTGGTAATTCTAATAAGTGGAACATCACCAGAATAGTCCTCTTCTTGTGCAGTTACCCAGAAACCAAAACTACATTGATTAATATCACCACGCGACATTGATTCTTTTAAATCATTCGCAAATGTGGTGTTCGGCAATGTAACCTCAAAATGCAACCCTCTTGAATCTTCTTCAATAATTAATGTATTAGCACTTTTACGGCCTAACACGTAATTCCAATCATGATTGAATAAGCAGCGAACATCTTTGTTTTTTGCTAGTGATTCGGAAAATGCACCAGGTGCAATCTCTTCATCATACCAACCATCTATGTTCGTACGTGAGTTAAAAACAGACGCGTACCCCTCAACTACAGTTGATTCACTGCCATCATCTAGGGAACGCGTCGTCATGTTTTTAATATCAAAACTTCTAATTTCCAACTTATCCAGTTGAATCACCTTCTTCCATTTTAGACTTGTTAAGCTCGGTTAGTTCATCTAGCCCAATCAAATCTTTCGATGCATAGAGCTTGGTTGATTCTTCTGTATTTAATCGTTCGGCACCTAAATCCACGCGTGCATCATCAGGTGTATAAACCATAGTACGAACTAAACCTTGCGTATTTGTGATTTTTTGTGACATTGTTAAATACTTTTTAATATCAATTGTTAAAGAAATACGATTTGTTGATTCTGGTCCAAAATATAGTTCCGTTAAATGTTCACAGACATTCTGAACAATCGGATCAACAACGAATGCTTTTAAATAAATCGCTGCTTTCTCTAAATCAACTTTTAATAATTGATTGTATGCGTCAGGATCAAAACCTAAAAACTTTGCAAGTTCTGGTTTATAGACATTTAAATACGAAAGAATTTTATCGTCTTGAACAGGACTTTCGAATCCTTCGATGGCGTAACCTTTAGACAACGGAATAATGACAGTCTTTCCTTCGTCTGGAATTTCTTCTAGTTGTCCTTGAATGGCATCAAGCATTGCGTTTTGCATTGCGTTTTTTGGTGACAAATGAGTATCTAATTTCAGTAAGTACGCCAACAAGCCGCCTTTTTTATATTTTTCTGTCAAAGCTTTTTCTGCATTCATGACCCCTTCTAAAGTATCTCTAGCTAAATCAATCAGTCCATTGCCATAATTATTCGATAATCCAATATTTTTAATTTGGCGAACTTCATTTTGATAAAGCGTATGGCCGTCATATTTAAATTGTTTGATACCTTCTTCTGATATTTCTGGTGTAATTCCCTTCATGATGTGAAGCTGTTTACCGTCTTTCACCACAAATACTTCTCCTTGTAACAAATAGACATTTACAAGCAAACGTTTGAATTCAAAGTCGGTTAAATAACCATTTGGATGTTTCAAACTCTGCAGTTCTTTGGCTCCCTTAATGTCTTTTCCATCTTCTTTTTCGATTGTCCACGATCCACAAGCAAACATATTGGAAATTGCTAAAAGATAGTGATAAACGTCGCTAGAAGATAAAATATTTTCGTCACCCAAGACAAATTGATTCGCAAGTATTGAACTACCTAATACTTTTTTCTTACTCGACATACGAAATCTTTGATTGAACCATGATCTAATTCCCAAATTCCCACCTCCTTTCAGTTATTTTCTGTTGTAAAGCTGTTTAATATAATCCTCATATTCTTCTTCGCTTCCAACTTCCACCATTAAATCCATTGAATCTTTATGACCAATTAAAAAAGCCACAAAACCATCAATATGTTCTGGTGACTTTCTTTTGCTGGGCGCTTTTTGACTTTGTATATTCGTTACAACTGTTGTATTGTTGGTACAAAAAATAAATAACGGATTGTCAGTTTGAACTCGTCCGTTATCTACTAGTATTTCAAAATCATCTAGCATTTCATTCATTACTGATGGATATTGACCTACTTCGGCCGTATTGAATCCTTCCATTTCAAAACGTTCCACTAACTTTTCAGACATAGCTGGATCATAATTGATTTGAATAATGTCTAATTCGTATTTGTTGTACATGTCAATGACATAGTTATAGACAAGATCATAATCAACAGTACGACCCTCACAAAGCGTTACAAAACCTTGTTCTGCATAATATTGATAAGGAACATTTCTTAATTTTTCTTTTTCTTCAATATTATGCGTTGGTACAAAATACATTTGTTTTATTTTTATAATGCTTTCACCTTCATCATTAAAGGTTGGAATATTAATTGATACGCATGTCAAGTCAGTTGTTCTGGATAAATCAATACCGATAGCGACTTGTTCGCCTGTAATATCTCCTAAATCATCTACCAAGCAATTATCAATTTGTTCTTTATCAAAATAATTTTCGGCATAATTGACAAAAACATTCAAATGCTTTGATAGAAACTCGGCTTTCCTAAATGGATTTCGTAAGGCATCTTTAAATTCCCCACGTAAAAAAGTGATATCAAACGAGACATATAAATTCGGATTGACCATTTCCCAAACTTTTTCATCTTCCCAGTTGTAACCTTTATTTGGTTCATAAATCATAATGAACCAGTCATCGTCATTATCTTCTTCAAGAATATGTTTACTATCTTGATAAATTTGAACACCTAAGGCCCCACTGTTTTTACCAGCAGTAGAACAAACTAAAAATAATGGTTCTGGTTGTGCAGCTTGTCCTGATTTCAAACCATCATATCTCGACGTGTCCTCCCACTCGTGAACTTCATCGGCAACAACAATATAAGTATTTTTACCATCGACTTTTTCACGCTTAGATAACACACGCAAATTGTTTTGATATTTGAAATCATCTTCAAAGAAAGCGTAACTGATAGTCGTTACTTTCTTTTCTTTCCGATAAACACGTGTACCATCAAGTAAATCATTATCGTTTTCAATAACGGTTGCTAAAGGATTGGCAACATTTTGCGCTTGGTCAAAATCAGCGGCTAGGCAGTAAAATTGGGCGCCCTTCACACCTTCTCCATACATTCCATATAAAATTGGCGCGCCTTCCATTAAAGACTTACCGTTTTTCTTTGGCACCTGCAGGTATGATTTACGAATAACACGAACATTTCGTTGCCACTTATCAGACCATTTTTGCCAACCATAAATATTTGAGAAATAAAACTTCTGCCAATCTTCTAATTCGAGCGGTTGCCCCGACCATTCACCAGTTGAATGTTTATAAAATGATTCGGTAAAACTTAGCATCAAATTTGCTTTTTCCAGATCAAAGAAAATATCTTTCCGTTTCTTCCACTTGTTATATCGTTTAACTGCTAAATAGATTGATTTTGGATACCGTTCTTTGTGTCTGCGAACCGATTTGGCAAATTTATCAGCATAATTGACAGTCATATCAATCATGATTGACCACCACGCATCTTTCTAAATTCAACCAAACGATTATTTGTTTGTGGTTCATCTTTTTTAGCTTCTTCTTTTTTCTTAGCATTTTCACTTGCTAAAGGATCAACATAATCAAGGCCACCGCTTTTCATATCAAGGCCTAGTTGGTTTAATAACTTAGTTTTTTTCTCACTCCAAACTTCAACTTGTTGGGCCAAAGGATGCTTAATTTCGTTTCTTGACCCATTTTTGTTTGTGTGAACTTTTGTGGATTTAAAACCACTGTCTTTCCACTCTAAATACTTGATATGATAGACTTCACACGCATCCAGATACATTTCAATCAAAGGGTTCAAAGCAGGCGTGAACTTTCCTAATGATTTTAATATTTCTATGATACGCATTCGCTCAAATTCCTTATGTTGCAAGGCTTCATCAAGGATTTTTTGTTTTTTACTTTTACGTCCAGCCATTTTTACCCCCCTTTCTTTTTTTGAAAATGCTCTGGAGGTGTCTAAAGAGGTCCCCCTACCCTATCCCCATGAAAAAAAATTTAAATTAATTTCAGAGGGGGGCTTAAAAATAATCTGCGGGATTATAATTTTTTTTCATTTCAATTTCTTTTTGCGTTTGTGGACGATATTCAACTTTTGGATGACACGTTGCACAAACCAAACGTAAGTTGTTCATGTCTAATCTTATATTTGGATTCAACCAAATTGGCTTGATATGATCCACTTGACTATCACGACCAAACACAGGTTTATGACAAATTGTACATTTATACTTATCACGAAAGCGGACAGCATCAGCAACGCTTTTCCAGTCATCTGATTTGTAGAATGATTTGTTTTTAGAATAGTAACGTTTGATCACTCGCTTCTTTCGCTTATGCTCGTCGCAGTAGCTACCCTTTTCTAATAGAGTACGGCAACCTTCTTGGCGGCAATACTTAGGCATCTTTCAACACGGTGCGCTTTTCGATAGGATCCCACACCTCAACCCCAAATGGTGTTTGGCGTTCAATTGTTTGTGGTGCTTCATCATTAGTAGATTCGTATTTAATACCTTCATTACTAATTGTTAGGTCACCAACTTTAATAGTCCCTGTTGTAATTTCATTAGCTTCAACAGGTTCTTCAGTTACTTCCACATTGTCAGGTTGCTCAACTTCTTTAACTGCTGGTTTCTTTTTAGCAGTCTTTGTTTCCTGCACTTCTTCTTTCTTTGCTTTTGCCATTTGACATTTCCCCTTTCAAAATGAAAACCCTACTACAATTAAAACAAAAAGGACTGCATATAAATGCAGTCCTAGTGAAAGGTAGTAGCGCCAATTTGTTTGTCCGAACATTCATTGACGATCTATATTATTTAAGTAGCTATGCTACCTATTGGCGTGACAGGATTCGAACCCGCATCTTATCTCACACGAAGTAAGTTGCATTACCACAATGCTACACGCCAAACCAGAAGGAGCGACCTTCTAGCAATTGCTAATAAATCAAATTAACCTTTACACACTCTCGTCAGAATGTTTTCCCATCAGGACGTAGCTTTCGCAGACTTTCACGGCTAAAATGATTATGTCACTGGCAAGGATTTGCACCTTGGTATGGTCTATATTCCACCACAGTGACCGATCAATCAAACACCAGCAAAAACAATTGATCAAGTTTATCCTAAACGTACCTAGCTGCTACTCTATGAGTTTAGGAATTGCTCTCGTGCGTAAGCAGCTGCCGCAGAGTTCTGGTTAGTGTCATATCTTCAGATGCTGGGCTAAAATACCGCGCCTAGCCTCGCTTACTACGCTTTACCTTGCATAAGGTAGTTACTGCATCTCTAGTAACTATTTGTCACTTGCAAACCTGTAGAAAAAAAGAGAAGGCTCTTCACCTCCCCTCTAAGAGAACGTATCAGTTTGCGAGTGATAGTGTGATCAGTGTTAGCAACGAGATAATATTTATTTTTGATTTCCTTACACTTCTCACACTACTAATTTACCATGTGAAATAACCTCGATAGTGCACAAATAGTGCAAATTATATATCTAAATTTAATTCTTTTGCGATTTCTTCAAAAAATATTCTTTGTAATTCGAAGGCCTTTCTTCTACTACAAAATATTTTCCCTTGATCAATTAATCCTTGCATAGTGAATCTAGGCCGTTTTTTAAAATGAAGTTCTTGAATGATAGTGATGGTATCCTCACACGATTCACTAAGCACTTTGTCAATGATGCGTTTATTCCGTTCTAAGCTTGCTAGCCGCCTGTCTAGTTCAATCGTAATAAGTAAATTGGCAGCAGCTTCATTATTTCCGTGTGATCCTTTAATGCCACTGTTCAAATCACTTTCTCTAAATGGATAACGTAATTCTTCTTCGCGTTGCCGAATATAGTCATCGGTTTTATAATAGTCTCCTAAAATATCTTTGATATAGTTAAATGTTGACGTCCGCAACTAATCATCATCTCCTAAAATTAATTTAAGTTGTCTGTCATGCAGATAGTCCATTGTTGCGATTAATTCTGCTGTATATGTTTCTATATCTAGTGTGTCCATGTATCTAGGCTCAGTTAATTCTTTTTGTTGATGAATTGCGTTTCTGATATCGTAACCAATTTTTTTCAATGCGTATGAGTATGTTTTTCTGTACTTATCTTGTAAAAAATCTTCTGCTTTTTCACTTAGCGATTTCATTTCTGCACCTCAATCGTGATTGGTCTTCCATACTTTAAAATTTCCCAAGCGCCATCTTTCATATTGGTTTTATTCATATGATTTCTTTCATCACAAGCTATCGCATAATCGAAAAATAAATCGGCTTGCTCTGCTCCATGTAAGTATTCAACATACACTCCATCGACTTGCCTTCCTATGATATAAACTTCTGGATAACTCATACGCTGGAACCTCCTAAATATAGCCCTAATCCCAAAATAAACGAGCATGAAAGGAAATAAACGAGGTCACTGCTTGTTATGTCATTGCCATACACGAAATAGCTCACGGTTGCTTTGGCTACAAGAATCATTATTGCAATGCCACTAACTTTATTTATTACTCTTTTCCAGTTGCGTTTCATTTATTCACCATCCACTTTCACAGCAAACAGCCAGTAACGTTCATCAATTGCTTTGATTTCTTGTTCTGTATGTTTCAGTCTTCCGATGCATAACCCTTTATTGCCTTGTGTATATACAGCTCCATCGGTATCAGTCCAAAGATAACAAAACTCTGTGTCACCGATTTTTGGTAAAGCAACATAAAATAGAGGTTCTTCATTTTCATTCCTTAACTCTTCAATTGATATGCATTCTGAGCAATCGATACTATTCATTTTTTTAACTTCTGTATTTATACCAATGAGATTAGCAACTTCCAACGCTTCTTCTTCCTTTTTAAAAACAATAATTTTCTCGTCGCATCTAAAATAATCTGTAACACCTCTGACCGCCCAATACAACTGCTCTTTCTCGACTTCGTAGCCATACCTCATAGCGTCGCACAACGTAAACTGTATATCTGCACTATTACTCAACCAATCATAAAATTTTCCGCTGTAATCCCATTTTTCAGCAACAAACCCATCTGAATCAGTTGCGTACTCAACGCTTAAAAAGAGATCAATTATATCAGTGGAATACTTATGTTTATCAAGCCATTCCGCAACAAACTTCGGAACAACAACTTTTATCGGTTCGTCTAGTTGTTTTGCTAAACTAATTGCTCTTTCTGTTGCATAGTTAGCACCTCTCAAATAATCAAGGCTGTCTGTAGAAACTTCTATGCATTCTAACTCTTCAATCAATTCTTGTTTATTCATCGCTGTTTCCCTCCTATGGATATGCATTTATTGCTTTGCCATAACAAGTAGAATCACATGCTTGATAAGTTAATTGCCACTTATCATTCATATCAATTTTTTTACCGCATTCTACACACCTGACATTCCCATCTTCGCTATATCCGTTTTTAATTAGCCACTTTTTGAATTGCTTATTTTTTTGGCGTTTATTCAACAAGATTCCTCCACTTCGTTAAATCCGCAAACTAATGAGTTCATGTTCCAAATGCCGCCGCCTTCAAGAGCAACTTTTCTTTTGTCTTTCTCAGGAAATTCAAGAATCAACCCATTCACTAATACTGTTTTTACTACTAAAAATTTGTCTGTGTATTGTGGAACTCCTTCACCGATATACTTTACTTTGTCTCCTGGTTGAATACTCATACTCATTCCGATACCTCCTAAAGCAAACCGCTGTCAATCAGCAATACTTCGCCTTTTTCTTCAAGATTTTCTAACTGATTGAAAGCTTCTTCTGCGCCAGTCTTGTCACCCTCTTCTGTATGACTTTTAGCAAGCATTTTGAACGCTTCGTATTTATCAATTGTTTTGATTTCCTCGAAAAACTCTTTTTCGTCCTCTACGTCGCAAACAATATCCTTGTAAAGTTTTAAACATTGTTTTTCATCTTCAGCAGCGATTAATGCAAAATAAGGTTCTTTCATTTCATAAAATTTCATTTATTTTTCCTCCTGTTCCCAAACCCACTGGCTAAATGACTGTAATACTTGAGCTAATTCATCATCATTTAAATCACCATATGCATAAGCTACTTGCTTATACTTCATTTTTCCACCAGTAGTTGATAAAAATCCCATAATTTCGATAACTTCACGTAATCCGTTTAATTTGCATGATTCTTTCAACCAATCCAGCACAACCTGCTGATTTTCGCTGAATTCTGGTTTTGCCATTCTGACTAGCTCTTCCCCGATGTTACATACCGTTCCCCATTCTGGATACGTATCTTCAAATATTGGGTGTGTAAAATTCAAAGCTGTTTCCATAAGAATATTACCCATCTTTTCTAGCTCGCTCATTCTGTTCCCTCCAATAATTCTGGATTTTCGTAGACATTTCCGATGACTTCTTTATTTTCATATCCAGAATATTTGATAGTTTCTGAGTAATAAAAGCCGTCATTAAAACAAAATCTGCAGTCTTCATAAACAACTTTATCGATTTGTTCAAATCGTTCACCAGTCCCATAATTATTCACCGTGACCTTAACAATATCTCCCTCAAAAATTTCAACGCCGTTCTCGTCTTTTAGTCCTGTTGATTGCATGAGCGCGGTCTCAATCAATGGTATATCAAATAATTCATCATATTTAGGTAAATAAGGAGCCAAATCACAAGTTGTTTGTTCTGGATCGCCCCAAAGGTCAATTTTAGCCACGTACCACATTTTTTCGGCATAATAAGCTCTAAACTTCGGTATCATCTTCTTCACTCACTTTCTTAAATTACAACATCAAATCCCCAAGAAAAGCTTTTTTCATTTCCTTATAGATGGTTAGTTCATTTTCTGCCGTCGCTATTTCATCCGTGATATGATCCATCATCCGAACAAAGGCTTTTTGGGTTTCTCGATTGAATAACTCTATTGGAAAATTACCAATTTCCTTTTCTTGTATATTGATACCTGTTGCATACTTTGCAATAAATTTGTCTACATTTCTTTGTAGAATTAAATTAAAATACTTAGGCTCAATTCCATTTTGAGGAATGATCACAACTTCCTTTGTTGGTACTTCCCTGGGATATTCTAGAAAGTCTATTTGGCCTTTCGTAGCCGATATTTGAATGGTTGATGTTCCAGCAGGATAAATGTATCCTGCTTTCGCCCTTCCAAATTCTGCCACATCTTCTAATTTGACACATTCAAAGTTATCAAAATCAATCATAATAGGCTCAATTGCTCCCCTTCCGTCGGTTCTGCTCTCTTTATTCGTCGTTTTGGTTTTTGATTATCCTTATACCCAACATGTTCCGAAAAGAATGAAGCAAACTCTTTTATTTGTCTATCAGCTTCTGGCGTAGTTCCAACTAAATCATTCATCATTTTGGCTAGTTCGATATTATTCTTTGCAATCTCTTGCTCTGTTTGTTTCATTTCTGCCATTATTTCAGATAGTGGCTTTACAGGTTCTGGTTCAAAAGTATCAACATAACGAGGTATGTTTAGATTAAAGTCATTTTCTTTCAATTCTTCGATAGTAACTACACTGCTAAACTTATCAACTGCTTTTCTCGATTGGAACACTTCTAAAATTTTAGCAACATGTTCGTCTTCTAAAACATTCCAAGCCTTTTCCTTTTTAAATTCCTTGCTGGCATCAATGAATAAAATATCTTTATTCAATCGGTTCTTTTTTAAAACTAGAAGAACCGTCGGAATATCAGTATTCATAAATGCTTTTGCAGGTAGTCCAATAACGGCATCTAGCAGATTCTTTTCAATAAGTTTCTTGCGAATCTTTTCTTCTGCAGCACCTCGAAACAAAACGCCGTGCGGTAAAATAATAGACATCACACCATTTTCTTTTAGTTGATGGATACCTTGTAATAAAAAGGCGTAATCCGCTTTTGATTTTGGTGCTAATACATCAAAATCCGAAAAACGCTCTTGTTCTAAATACTCTTTTAATGGATTCCAAGGGAGCGAGTAAGGTGGATTCATGATGACCGTTTCCGATTTAGTCGCTGGTACTTCGTCAACAATTTCAATAGAGCTAAACTCAGTTGATTTTGTTAATTTGTATATTGCTTTAAACTCACGACTTAATGAATCACCATGCAGAACTACGGCATTTATATTTCTGATTGCTAAATTAAACAAGAGAAATGGCAATGCACGATCTGAAAACTCCTCACAATAAAACTGTGCATCAGGATTTTCTGCATATCGTTTAATTGTTAAACCGCCAGTTCCTGCACAAATGTCTGCATTGGAACGAGTTGGCCCAAGAACTCCACTGGCTACCCGAATAATTCCATCTGGTGTAAAATCTTGTTTCTTGCCTTTTCGGTCTGAATGTTCCGCTTGAAAATATTCTGTGAACCAATCAAATGAAAGGTCTTGTTCTTCTTTAAAAAAGTTGGTAAATAGTAGTTCTCGTTCGCTTGGACTACTTAATATTTCAATCAATTTATAGGAAGCATGAAAGCTTTCATCAACACCTAGCAGTTCATTTATTTTTTCTGTTGTTAATTTCATAATTCCAAAGGAGTAAAGAATTCTTTGTGGTCGACCAAACCTCCACTCCTTTCTATAAATTCACTGGCTCTTTTTTATAACCAGCATCAATCAAAATGCTTTCAATCACATAAAGGTCCGTTTTCTGCTTTAAACTAGCCTTAAATTTCTTGGCAATATTTCTAGCTGTTTCTAAAGAAACAACTTCATATGTTTTAGCCAATGCATCCGCAATAATAGCGGATGTTGGCGTGTAATAAATCTCCAGCAAAATGAACACTCACTTTCATTTCATAAATCTAATTTAAATGTTCAGCTTTATATTCCCAGAATTTGTTTCTAGGCATTCCTAACGCTTCTATGATTGTATTCACTGAATAACCAACCCACTGCAAATACAAATATTCTTGAATGGTGAACTTGTCTTTATCAATTGAGCTGATTGGTTTAGATTTATCCATTGTTTGCTCACCGATATCCTTACCAAGCATTTTAATTTGACGATAGACCATGCTTTTTGGATGTCTATACCAATCTGGGTTTTCATTCATTAACTTAAGCATTTCTTTTCGCTTTTGCTTTTTTTCAGCTTGAATACGTGCTATATCCTCAAAAATTACACTGTTCATTTTTTAACCTCCTAAAAAGGCAGATCATCATCGCTAATGTCGATTGAATTACCTGCACCTGCGAACGGATCTACATCTCCACCAAACGACATTTGTTGGCTGTTATTTTGCTGATTTAAGCCTTTGTTTTGATTCGTGGCATAATTACCCTCGAAATTGTTTTGAACGCTTGTACCGTCATTCTGTGACATCTGAATGCTATTTCTATTCTCATTGGCGCTTTTTGGCTCTAATAATTGGAAACTCTCGCAAACAACTTCAGTCACATAGACACGTTGGCCTTGTTGGTTGTCATAATTACGAGTTTGAATTCTGCCAACAACTCCTAATAATGTTCCTTTACGAGTATAATTAGCCATTGTTTCAGCAGGCTTACGCCAAATTACACAGTTGATAAAATCCGCTTCTCGTTCGCCGTTTTGGTTTGTAAAGTTACGGTTCACAGCAAGAGTAAAGCTTCCAACTGCAGAACCACTTGCGGTGTAGCGTAAATCAGGATCTTTTGTCAATCTTCCGACTAATACCACATTATTTATCATTCAAATCACTCTCCTTAACGAACACACCATTGACATTTTTTCCCTTACGATCTTTAATCTCGTTATACGCTTGGTTCAGACATTCGTATAAATCCATATCATTTTGAATAGCGAGAATAACTAGTGTCACAACAACATCACCGATACCATCCCTTAAATCATTTTTATTATTTCTTGCTAATGCTGCTGCGACTTCTCCGACTTCTTCAACCACTTTTAGCATTTGTTTCTCAGGCTCTGCGATATCTAAATTTTTTTCTCTTGCCCATTCTTCCACTAGTTTAACTAATTCATCCATGTTTTCATCCTCCTAATAGTTCTTGCATTTGCCGTTCTAACTTCGCTTGTTCTTTGTCAGAAAGAGGCACGTCTTCTTGCATCCCATTCCAATTTGGTAACTGCTCTTGTCTCACTGGCGCCTTAGAATACGCAGGCTGTTTATTTGTTTGAGATAAATCATATTCATCGTTATAACGATCATCACGGATCCAACGAAATAATTCTTGTGGATGGTACCAATCATTTAATTTAATATACGCAAGATAGTCTTTATATCCTTTTTTAAACGACTCTAAATCTTCTTCCGTCTTGAACTTCTTTAAAAATTGTTCTCTAGCTTTTTTCTTGTTGGTTTTCTTTGGATAAGTTTTCCAAACTTTTTCGAATAATTCGGACATGGTTGAGCTTGGCTCAACACTATTCTTTTTTTTATCCTTAACTAACCTATCCTTACCTAACCTAACCTGTGTATCCATTTGGTATCCCATACGGTTGTCATCTGGTATACCAAGATGGTTTTCACTCTCTATAACCTCGGTTTTAAAGGTATATGCCTTACTATTTTTCTCAGCTAATTCAGCCTTTTCTTCTTGATATAGAGTTGGTTTGTATCGATCATTTCGGATATAGTTATGAATTTTCCAATGCTTGATAACAATAACTCCGCTATCAAAAACTAAAATAAATCTTTTGGCCATTAATAGCTTTAGATCATCATCTCCACATCCAACCATTCGTTGGATTTTCTTAGGATTATTAATAAATCCATCATCATCCGCTCGCATTGACAAATGAAAGTAAAGAGATTGAGTTGACAGAGGCATGTCTAAAAATGCATCGCTATCAATGATGGTCTTTGCAAACATTCTTCTTTCAGCCACCGTTCTATCCTCCTATGTTTAACTTCTTACGTTCTTCGATGTTTAATTTCACTGGTTTAATTTGATACTTATTCAAGAAGTTCTTAGTGCCTATTTGGTGCTCCTCTTGATGGTGCTGACGACATCCTGCATAAAATGTGAATGTTTCATGATTAATCTTTTTACGATTACGCCCCATACCAACAACCTCAATGTGACAAACGTCAGCATGTTTACCACAAATACAGCACTTACGATATTTCAGACAGTAGTAAAACCATTTGTTATTTTCAAGCAAATATTGGTATCTTTTTTCCAGTGGTATATCGTTTTTCAAAATGAACTCAATCAAGAAACCAATCCACTCCGTCGCTTCATTCTTGGTAGCTCGACTATGTTCAAAATAAACACCACTCTTAGCCTCGTAGTAGTATTTCAAGACACTTTCAATCCATTTAGGTTCGTCATAGCTCCAACGTGCCACATCGGCTATTAGAACGTGAGAAAGTGCATTCTGTTTTTGAGACATCTGTCGATTATCTAAGAATTCAACTTTCGCTAAATTATCATCGTTATTAGCCAGAAGTTCGAGAAAATTTGAATTTATTTCATCCTCAAATTCGATGACCAATTTATTTCCTATGTGGTTTATGATTTTTCCAATCACTCAATCACTTCCACCATAATGCCACTATCAACTATGAACTCATTAAGTGCTATTAATTGACTGTGCGACCCTGAAAGTCGTAAGGTTACTGTATTTTTATTTGTATCTTTTACTTCCGCTTTTGGTGATAGTTCACTGACTATTTCTCCTGTATTTTTGTCAATTACTTTATCTTCTACGACTGTTTCATTTAATTCTCGCATTGCTGCTTCATATTCTTCATGTGCTTTCTGTTGTTCTATAGCCCTTTCTTCAGCGGCTTTTTTCTTTGCTAGTGCAGCATCAATCTCAATCATCAATTCTGCAGCTGTTTTTCCGTTATCAATTTGACTTAACCACGAGTAAGGCTCTAATCCTAATGCCTTTACATAATTTTCTATAATCGCTTTTTCTCCTATAACTCGCTCTTTTTCTTTAAAAATCATTGTCATATCGGCAGCAATTTCTTCTAAAGTTTTTTTATTTATTTCTCCTTTTGCAGTAAAAGAACTCTTATTTAACCAGTTATTTCTAATACCTACTTCTTCTACCTCAACGCTATAGTTTTCTGACATTTCTTTAATAGTATCTTTGATTTTTTCAAGCCTCTTAGAACGTTCTGTTTCTTCATATAATTGGATACTTTCGTTGATGCCATCACTTACTAACTTAATTTGTCCAACATAAGTTTTAATTTTGTCTTCAAACGATTTCAAGGGTTTGTTATACTCGTTTTTTATTGCTTTGCGCTCATTATCTAAAAGTGTCGCCACTTTATTTAAATCCGCTTTTGCTTGCTTGGCTTCTGGAATATTCGCATCTGTAAAAATCATACTTGAGTAATGATTTACTGCTTTATCAACCATTTCTTTTAGTTGCGATTCGTTCTGAATTGTTATTTCACTGGCTTTAAAATCTACTTTAAACTGCACATTTGTTGTTAATTCATTTGTCATTACCTTTGCCCCCAGTTGATATTTTTTACTTGATCATTTGTATTGTTTTTATTGATCTCTATTTCATAGTTACTTTTCCACTTATTTAACTGTCTCATTGCTTCTGGATACTGTTTATCTGTCACATTGTCTAATGTTTGTGCACCAACATGTTGCAACAGTCCATTTCTAACAACTTGCATATCGCTTGAACTTAGTTCCGCTACTTTTCTTATTAAATCGTTCATCTCTGATATTTGTTTACCATTAACCAAATTTATTGGTTCTTTAGCATCAAGCTTCTTTTGAAATGAATCAGGATCATCTTTATCTGTTGCAATATTAAAAAATTTCAATAAAAAATATTTTTCTGCATAAGTTAATGCTTTACCTACACCCTTCTCACCAGCAATATCAACACCTTGTGCATACCACTTCGATTCCAAAAAATCTTCTGGATTATCAATATTAATCCAGCGCATAGTCATCTCAAGTTCAGTAAAATATGTTATTCTTTGTTTCTGTTCTGTCTGTTTCGTGTACTTATTGTAGTGATTTATAATCTCTATCTGGTCCTTAACTTTATGGCCTGTAATTGCTGGTTGTAATAACAATCCCATTTCATTAATTTTTGAATGTAAAGCTCCTAGGACATCACTTGATCCAACATAATTAAATTGACTTCCTGATTGTTCTTTTTTTAAATAAGATACTTTTTTTCTTACTTCTGCTAATCTTTGATAAACATTTAGTTGTTCAGCCATTTAACAAGACCTCATTTCTGTGATATAATTTTTCTTGTATAATTTTTGTATGCGACTTATTGCTTGCCGGCTTAAGTCGCTTTTTTGTCGTCATGCAACACCTCTGCGCTCTTTTTGTTGCGCAATGTATATTTTATTTTTTTGTTGCTGATACCATAAATCAGCAAGTTTTTTCGTTTGCTCTAGTTTTTCTTTTCTTGTCATTTAATTCTACCTACTTTCTTTGGTATACTTTAACTTGAAAGGTGATGAATAATTTGAAAAAATATTTTGATGTTTTTGTAAAATGTGTAACTACTATCGGAGCTTTATTTGCTATTTGGAATGTGATGCAAAACAACAATCAAATAAAAAAAGTTAATTATGAAAATGAGCAAAATATAAAGTTAGAACAATCAAAAAATGTTTCCGTTTGGAACAATAAACAAGCTGATAAAAACAGCCCTGTCTCACTCGAAAAAATTCCAAATGTGATAGCTAATAATTCGAATCAATCACCAGTATATAAAGTGTTTGTTATTTCGATTCCTAGTAAAATAGACAATGATTCATTATCTAAAAAAGTATCTCTCGCTTCAGAATTTAACAGCTATAAATATTTAGAAACTCTACCACCAGGAAAAATCGAGTTAAGTCTTCCAACTTTGCCAAATGCTATGGGCGGTGTTCATGGTGTACCTATAATATTTTTTACAGATTTTAGAAATGTTGAATGGTATAGAGATCAACAAGGGCGCCTCATGGAGTATCCAAAATACGAAACTTTTTTAAATAAAAACGGAATTACTCCACCATATCTTTAAGAATCGTTAATATCGCTACAGCAATTAATACAATAGATGCAACCGGAATTAATAAACCTCCGTAGTCATATAAGAAATTTGTAGGACTTTTCTTTATAATATTTATCCATGACATTAGCGAATTCCCTATAATAAATGCCATTATTAGCAACATTGATATTAAAAATGTTCCAATAAATTTTTTCATACAGAAGTACCTACCTTTAATAAACTTGAAATACTCCTCTCTTATAAATAGTTTGGAGTATTTACTTTTTTTGATTGTTTTAACGTTCCTTTTCTAATCATTTCTTAGCCTCTCTATCTTCAAGCGCCAGATCATAATACAGTGTCCAAATGATGAATAAGCCGATATATATATTTTGGATAATTGGATTAAAATTTCCGCCTATTATCAACCCCAATCCGAAAACGATTAGCAATACTGCAATTCTTCTTAAGTTATAAATTTTTCTCATTTCATTTCTCCTTAAATATGGATTCTATTTTGAATTTCTAAATATCTTAAAAATTCAAGTTCTCTTTCAATTTGATAGGCTTTTCCTTCGGTCAGTTGTTCTGATTGTCTAAGCGCTGCTCTATCATCTTGTAGCTGTTTACGCTCTTTTTTGATTTGGTTGAGTATCCAACTTTCTTGTTCAGTTGTATAAGTCATAATATTCTCCCTATGCAATGTCGTTTAAGTCAAAGCTCATTTGTCTTACAACTGTTTTTGTGGCTGTGGACGGCTCCCAGTCATTGATATATTCAATTACGATTGGATAATGTTTCTCTCTTAATTGTGATCGAGTCCCCACGCCTGTGATTTGTTTAATACCTGAATTAATATCTTTGTATAACTTTCCACGCTGTTCCTTTGTGATTTTCCCAAATCCTTTTGCAACTTCTGCTACTCGTTGATGAACTCGGCGTGATAAGTAGCCATAATCATCTGCACCGATTTTTTGATTGTCTTTTAAGTCGGCTACTTCTTTTTCTATTACATCTACACGCTCATTTGTTTCTTCATTTGCTGATAAAGCAAGCATCGCCAATTCTCTTTGAGAGGTTGGAAGTTTAGGCTGTTGAATTTCTTTTTCCATTTGATTAAAAGCTTCAATATATTTCAATTTAAATTGCAAAGCTTTTTGACCTGTGAATCCCATTGCTAGTAGTGTGAATCCGTCACGGTTCATAATTACTTGGCGATAAGATTGTTTGTTTTGTGGATGAATGTAGGTGTCTTCGTAAAATAGGTCTGCCGAATTTTCGGCTACCCCTTGCTTCAATTCATCAATAGCTTCCAAAACATGCTTATGTTGTTTTTCAAATACTTCTGCAACTTGCAGACTACTTGTTACTGCTTGCTGATTTTTCATTATTACTAAATTGTTCATTTTGTTTTTCGCCATCCTTTCCTTTGATAGTGTACGTATGTTTAATTCCTGTTTTGCGTGTCAGAACGTTACAATATGCTTGACCTAATAAATCAATATTTACTTGATCTGCCATTTTATTCACCTCACTTGATATTTAAGATTTTTTTGATTTTCTGAACTTGCTCTTCTGAACGTCTACGACCATGAAGAATATCTGACAAGTAAGGGCTTGAAATCCCTAATTGTTTTGCTAACCAAGATTGGTTTTTGCCTGCACGAATTAGAGCTGCTCTTACGTCAATTGCTAAGTCTTGTGACATATTTATTACTCACTCCCTTTTATTTTTAATTTGTAAGCTAAAAAATTAGCTAATTTAACAAAATACGTTGACACTTTCTATATAATAATATAGAATATAACCATAGTTAAATAAGCCTTCTAAAGACTAGTAAATAAACACTTTCACCGTTCCCCAACGATTTTATGTTTCATTTATTGGTTTTATTTGAGAACTTATTAGCTAATAAATTAGCTTACGAGAAGAGTATATTATATATTTATATAGACGTCAAGCATTTTCTATATTTTTGTATAGAATCTTTTTTCTAAGCATCTAGGATGGTTGATATGACTACATTTGAAAGAGTAAAAAAATTGGCTGATAGTCAAAAAATTTCTATTTTAGAATTAGAATCTCGACTAGGTTTTGGAAAAAACTCTTTGTATCGATGGAAAACGAGTTCCCCCGCCTCTGACAAACTACAAAAGGTTGCTGACTACTTTGGTGTTTCGACTGACTATCTTTTAGGAAGAACTGACAATCCTAGTATTGATAAGGGCGAACCGGAAGAAGAATTCTCTACTTTCTTCCGTATTGATACCAAAGATATTCCAGAAGAAGACAGAGAAAAATTAGAGGAAGAACTGAAAGAGTATTTTGAGTTCATGAAAAATAGATTAAAGAATAAATGATTGGAAGGCTACTTATGGATATAGACTATGACACTTATTTTAAATATCATGATCAAAGTTACATTATTATTGAAAAAATTGCAGACTACTACGGAATTGAGTTAAAAGATTTACGTTGGGATCATTATAGAGACTATGCAATTGATGTTGAAGATATTGAAATTGTCTCTTATTCATTTGGTGAAGTTGCTTCTAAATATTTATCTGGAAACATAATAAATATTTTTGGAAACTACGGAATCTCTTATAATCCGTTTATGGTAGAAGGAAGACAACGTTTTTCTATTTTACACGAATTGGGACACTATTATTTTGATATGGATAAATCAAAAACAACACAAAGCTTCTCGGATTTATTAGATGGGAACGGTTATTCCGAAAAAGATGCACCAAAAGAATTACGAGCTAATATTTTTGCATCACTTGCTTTGATTAATAATGAAGCTCTAAAAGAATGTTTTAGAAAGCGAATGTCTTTTTATCAAATCTGTGACGAATTTGAAATCAGTGCAGCTGCACTTTATGTTAGATTATACGATTTCCTAACAAAATTTATTTTGTTAAATCAAAGTTTAGCCAGAACAGCAATAAATCAATTTAGATATAATTATGATCCATCAAAATTAATCAGCTATGTAAAAATGAGTTTGTAAAAATGAAAGGAAGGGTTACAAGTGAAAAGTGATGAGATTCAAAAAGAGGAAGAATTAGAAAGAGCTAGAATAAGAGCTAGACGTGAAGAGGAAAAGAATCGCGCAGGAAAAGGATGTATTGGTTGTTTAGGATTCTTCATAATATTGGCGATAATTGGAGGTATAATAACTAATCTAGATAGCAATAAATCTTCTGAAAATAAATCAGAACAGCCTTCTACTGAACAAATTAAATCAAAAGCTTCTAATGAAGCTATTTTATTAACTCAACTCCAAAAGAGTTTTGAAGGAGTGGCTGATGTTTCTTTTTCAAGCAGTAAAAAAATGTTTACTATAACACCAACCGATTCTGATTTTAAAACAGCTATTTTAGCGATGTTATCTGGAACAGTTACAAAAGACGATTGGAATGATATGACTGAAAATATTCGAACTATGTCGCAAGCTATGCAAGAAAAATATGGTTCTGGCTATGTAATAAGTGTTTTGAATCCTGAAAATACAGAGAACACTCTGTTAATGGTAAAGGATGGAAATGTAACTTATAACTTCGCAGATAAACTATAAAAAATAACGCACCCTCCGACCAAGAAGTTGTGCGTTAAAAATAGAACCAAAATAGGCTTATTTTGTTACGCCTATTTTACCAAAAATAATGAGGTGAAACAATGGCAAATGAAATAAAACAAGTTGCGTTATACATACGTGTGTCTACAGATCAACAAGCTAAACATGGTGATAGTTTGGATGAACAACAACACACTTTAAATGAATACGTAAGACAACAAGGAAACATGAGAGTATTCAAAACTTATATAGATGATGGCATTTCAGGTCAGAAACTATATCGTGATGAATTTCAAAAATTATTAGATGATGTTAAAAAAGGAAAAATCGATACGATCTTATTTACAAAATTAGATAGATGGTTTAGAAATTTACGTCATTATTTAAATATTCAAGAAATACTAGACAAAAACAATGTTACTTGGTTAGCCGTTACACAACCTTTCTTTAACACAGAAACAGCAATGGGCCGTTCATTTGTAAATCAATCAATGGGTTTTGCTGAGCTTGAAGCACAGATGACTTCTGAAAGAATTCGTGCCGTTTTCGATAATAAAATACGAAAAGGTGAAGTTGTTAGTGGAAAAGTACCGCTTGGCTACGATATCAAAGACAAACATCTTGTTCCGAATGAAAAAGCTGAAATAGTAAAAGAAATTTTCCAATACTATTTAGAAACTGGCAGCATGCGTGCCACCGTTAGACATTTAGAAAATCATTTCAGCATGACAAGAGATTATCAAAGTGTTCGGCAAATGCTTACTAATAGAAAATATATTGGTGAATTACGAGATAATAAAAATTTTTGTGAACCTATTGTTGATCGTGACGTATTCGAAAGAGTACAATTGCAACTTTCAAAAAATATTCGTATGAATAAAAAACGCGACTATATGTTTACTGGATTGTTAGTTTGTAGTGAATGTGGTTGTAATTATTCCGCCACGGCGGTTATTAGCCGATATGTACGCAAAGACGGTACGACAAACCCGAATGAAAGACATTTATATAGATGCACCAAAAACCGTAATAACGTAAAAAAATGTAGTAATAAAAAAGGCATATATGAAACTACACTAGAAAATTTCCTTCTGGAAAATATTGAAAAACAAGCAGAAGAATTGTCTGTAAGAATGCAAAAAGAACCCGCAGTAAAAAAAACTAAGAATATTAACGATAAAATAAAAAAGAAAATAGATCGACTAAAAAAAGCTTATCTAAATGATGTTATAACATTAGAGGAATATAAAGAAGATAGAGAAGAATTAGAAGCACTTTTAATTCCTGAACAAGATAATAAAATTGCTAAAATTGATTTGAGTTCACTGCATAACTACTCTACTGCTGAATTTAGAGAAGGATATAAACAGCTAACTATTTCGGAAAAAAGTTCTTTATGGCGGCAAGTGATTAAAAATATTGTAGTTTATCCAGATGGAAATTTGAAAATAAATTTTTTAGGATATTGATTTTATTTGCACTAACAAATACTAACCAGATGGATGATGTATTTTAGTGCAAATAAAAAAAGCTCTACTCCCCATGATTGAGAAGTAGAGCTTTTACATTTTTAATTAATAATTTAAGCTTTGACCAGGATAAATCAAGTTAGGATTAGTTAATCCGTTCCGTTGTGCTAAAGCTTGGTATGTCGTGCCAAGTTTAGCCGCAATGCTAGATAAATTATCACCGTATTGAACTGTGTAAACATTACTTGTTGCCGATCCATTTACCTTCAAAACTTGACCAGGATAGATTAGATTTGGATTGGCCAATCCATTTAATGCCGCTAACGTTTGATAGTCTGTGCCATGTTGGTAAGCAATACTTGATAATGTTTCGCCATGTTGAACTACGTGTGTTGTTTCTGGTTGCTTATCAGGGACAACTGTTGCATCTGGTAATAGTTCAATATCACCTTTGCTAATCCATGACAAAATGCCTTCTAGCAACACTCTGCTTCCAGTTACTTCTTGTACTTTATAGCTGTTTCCTTTTACCCAATCTGGAATAGCTTCGCCAGTTGCCCAAGCATCTACATTAAATTTTACTTTGACGATATCACCAACTTTTACTGCAGAAGTAGGTGTTTTTTCAACTTCTTTACCTTCTTCAATAGCTGGTGTGTTTGTTTCTGGTTGGTTATTTTTTGTATAACCATTATCGGTAATACCTGTTAAATCAACGTTACCATCTAGCCCTCCTGCAACGTAGGTTGACGTGAACTGAAAAATACCGATATTTTCAAATGAAGGAAAATAATTGTAATTTGGATAAGGTGTCACTACATAATCTGGATATTCTGCCATCCATAATTGATACTTCTTTGCAATTCGTGATAGATCATAAGCTGAAGTAAGATACCCTTTGTATCCGTAAAGCATCGGTGTATATCCAGCCTCTTTGATATAGTCTAACGCCCATAGCGTTACATCCGTCGATTGAACGCCATCTTCCGCATCTAAGGCGACAATTGATCCCTTTGGTGTTTGTACTTTAGGTAAAAAGTAATCTAATACTTGCTTTGCATTTTCGTAGGTAAGGACATTTTGCCACCATACATACGTATGCGCGCGTTTACCTTGAGCAATCGTACTAGCTACTTGACTAGAATAAGTAACTTGATCATAAATTCCATAGTTATTTTGCCCACCAATTTGTGAAATTGAGAATTTATCATGTGAATAACCAAATGTTGCTTGATATCCATTCCAAATAGACAAATCAACGCCTTGGTCTCCTTTTGCAGCAAATGTACTAACTGGCGCTAAAAAAAACAGGCCTACCAATAATGTTACTAATAGTTTCTTTTTCATCTATTTGTCTCCTTTTCTATCTGATAATCCAGGTGTTGTATGGTCTGTCACAATTCCTAAAATAGTTAATACAACAAACACTGCATTGATAACATCTAGCAATTGCTGATTAATCACATCAATTTGAAATTTATACCCAAAAGGAACTGCAACTACTTGAATAAGTAACAAAACTGCAGGAATAAGAGACAACCAGAATTGTTTATTTTTTATTCTTGACTTCCAATCAATCATTTTTATTTCCTCCAATTCCTCGAAAGAGGGTTTTATTTTGTTCTTCCAATCGACTAATGCGCACCTCATGGTTATTTAATCGGTCAACAGCTTGTTTTAGTTCTTTCATGCTATCCTCTAATTGAGAGAAGACATGATAGAATTTCATTAATGCGAAGATAATTCCGCCTAAAAATGTAATCAGCGCTAACCATTGTTCTAGTGTTAAGTTCATCCTGCACCTACTTTCTACTTACAAATAAAACCGCCTAGCTTTCGCTAAACGGTTTTCCTATCATTTTAGTAAATTCCTCTTCTGTAATACAACTAGGTACAAATTCTGCGACCTGTTCAGGAGTAAACAGCCCCCAGTCAAACATTAACTTAATGTCATCGTATGAATACATTATTTTGCACCTCCGATTTGTTCTTTAATCGCATCAATTTCTTTAGTATTTTGAAGCGAAGTAAGCATGGTCTTTGAATTGATTTGAGCTAACGATTCTGCTTTAGCAGCTAGTTTTTCATTTGCTTGTTTTAAAACAGCGTTATCCGCTTCTAATACTGCTGAAAGGTTTTCTAACAGATTTAATTTCTTCGAATAATCTTGTGTGACTGCTTCTTCCCATTTTTGTTCTGAAAAATTAAAGAATTGTGATTGTTCATTGTCCAAAGCTTCAAGCGGTTTAATCTCAACAAAAGGTAAAGATGTTGGAAAATTATCCTCTACTTCGTTTTTTTCAAAACCCATTGGGTACAATACTTTGTATACTACTTTCATTTTATTTTCCTCCTTTAATATGGATTTTTAGCCATCCAACAACTTGAAATAGTAATCCATGCTCCTTTTGCGACACTATCTTTACATACAATATTTGAGTTATCTGCTGTGTTCATGTATAACAAGCACATTTTGTCATCGCTGGTTTTGCCATACATTCGAACCGCTTCAATCGGATATGCCCATGTTGGAATGTTGAACCACACCGCCTGGTTATCTTTTAAAGCAGATAATTGGAATGATCCTGTGAGATATACCAGATCTCCCCGTCGGTATAATTTTAGAGAACCACCTGACATCACAGAAGCGTTGTTATCTTTATCTACCATTGCATAATCTGCTTTAGCATTTGTAAGGACTGGCTCTTTTCCTTTTACTTGAATTCCATCTTGAAAATTTTTAGTACCTAGAATAGTTTCATTTCCAACAGCCTTTACTAATTTTCCCTCAATACCATCAATAGCATCTGCGTGTGTTTTCATGTACTTATTGACACCATTTTCTTTTAGCTGAACAATATCAGGCATTACGCTTCACCTACCTTTTCAAATGTAAAAACTGGTAATGCATCCAATTTTTCTTTATCCGATTTAGACATTAAACCGTCTTTTTCAGAAGTGGCATTGCCAGGAAGTGTTGGAATAATAGTTGTGTCTGGCAGTGCTTTTACATCAGAAGCAGTTAAAACAACTTCACCTGTATGACCATTTACAGACGAGACAGTGCCTGCTTCAGCACCACTAATTTTTCCATCAACAAATTCATTTAATCCAACAACACCAGCTGTACTAGTTTGTACATCAATAGCTACGCCGTCTTTTTTCACTACATATAAATCAGGCATTTATTTCTTCATCTCCTTTTACTTTTTCAAACTCAACACCAGAACCACCTAGTTTTCCAGCTTCATAATCGGCTATAATTTTTAACATTTTGTCATACTCTTGTTGTGATATCATAATGCCATCGCTTGGCAGATCTAAGTCTGCACGTGTAATAATCACTGCTCCAGTTTTTCCGTTTACAGATAAAACTTTTGCCTGTCCGTTCATTATCTCTGATAAACCAAGGATAGCTGAAAAATGTGTAATAGGAAAAAACTGACGTTTAATACCATTTTCATCAGTTTCCATCATTCTCTTAGCATCAACCATTGTTTACACCTTCAATCGTAAAAACATTTTGTTTTGGATCATCAACTGTCGCTATGATTAATGCCCCTTCCTCAATTGGGAAATTGACTGTACCCACCAGTTCAACTTCATGATTATTAGAAAATGAATCATCCTCTAAAATTTCTAACGTGTTTACATTGCCGTATTTAATGGTGTATAGCCGTTCCTCTAGCCGATGATATAAATATTCCATATCTGCCAATAAACGTTCAGAAATTGAATTATGGCGCACTCCTTGAATGTCTACACGTGCATCCATTAATTCGGCTAGCATTGTTCCGCCTGGATCAACAGTTTTTAAAATATCTTTGATTGATTCGAACCATTTTAGATAATCTGTTTCTTGGCTGTTCCGCCAAGCTTCAAATGTATCTTGTTGATTTTTGCGCCACTTTTCAAACTCTTCTTTTCTAGCATTCATCCAAGCTGTAAAATCGCCTTTATTTTCATTGATAAAAGCGGTCATGTCTGCAATTAAATCTTCTATTGATTGCCAATAAGAACCCATTTCACCTTCTGTTTTAGAAGCGGCATTGACAACAAAGTAAGAAAAGTTCTGCGTTGATCCAATTAGATTGTCGCCTTTATGAATACTGAAATATGCTTCCTGTCTGTGCAATGACTGCATAGAATATTCATCAAAGGTATACTGGATAACCCCTTTTTTGGCATTCACAATTTTTGCTGCTCGTTGAATCGGATACTTTTTATCAATAACTGATTCAAAAAATACTTCGCAACCTGTTAAATCAAGTGGCAAAGCATTTTCAACTAGTATGGCTTCTAAGACTTCTGTGTTTCGATTTCCTTGTCGTACATTCTGAATCCCAATGTAATTGTAAGGTTCAGTTGTACTTAGCGTTGCTTGCCATTTAACCATTGAAAAATCCTCCTTTCGTTATTTTGGTGGAATAACAATCGATTGAATAGAATTAGCAAAATATAATCGGTCATATTTTGCGACAATTTGCCCTTGCTCGGCGTTCTGTTCTATGGTTTGGATACGTCCGTTATTTAAGCCGTAAATCACGCCCGTGTGACCATATGTTGGGTCTACTGTCCAACCTGTTCCCCATTGGCCACCTCGTCTAATATTGACGATTGCTCCTACCACTAAATCTTGATACGTTGGATTTTGGATTACTCGCCAACCTACCGCATTCCAATCATATGCTTCACCAATATCTGCAGCAGATGATGTATCACCAATTACATGTGAAAAGCCATAAATTGTTCCTGCACCTAAACCACAGCCGCCCATAAAACCAGAATATTCGGCTGGAACGGCATAACATTGCCCATTACCAAGCCATTTGCCCATTAAGGTCTCCAAATGTTCTATGCCAGCTTTTCCTGTTGCAGTAGAAGCTTTCAAATCTTTGAATTTGTCATACCATACTTGTGCATAGGTTTGTCTTTCTGGATGTGCTGCAGCTGGACGTTCAAAGTTTAATTCAAACGCATAAGCAGCTGTTTTAGGCGAGCTGACAACTTTAAATTCATCAACTGTTAATGGACTTACTTGTCCTAACCATTGCCCATTGAACATACACCAATTAATTAATTGAGCTTGAGCTAATGACGTCCTATAGTCTTGTTTGATACCTGCAGCTGCGATTAAGCGTTGTACATATTCTCGACCATTCCAAGTTGGGGCGCCTACCAATGGATACGCTGAACCATCCCATTGAACCCATCCGTAAGCTGGACCGCCTATTTGCTCGGTATCTGGGTTCATACTTGAGCCAACTTCACCTTGAACATTTCCGAGAATACCTGCAGCAGCTGCTTTGCTGTATCCGTTAGCTAAAAGGTAACTCCATAAGTCCCAAGCAAATTTATCTGCATCACTTGTAACTTCGGATGGATAACCGCCTGTACCAGCTCCAGAACCGCCACCGCCATTTTGGCCAGGGATGACTTCCTTACCGCCGATGTAGACCTTATCAAATTTAGCGATAGTTCCTGTTAAAATACCGCTAATATCCATTTCACTTTTGAGTGTAGTTTTTCCAGAAACACTGAACTTACCATCATGCGTCCAGGATGCGTAACTGTTTACTTTCCTATTATCTGGATGAGCATCTGCCGGTATT